ATTTTCATCAAACATGGTATTTATAGCCTCTTCCTCCGCTATCTCAATAGCAGGTTTGTATTTTAACTGCATGTATAATGATAATTCTTCATCATCATTGGGTAATTTGTCAGGGTCCATAATAAAAGGGTCGGCTCCTGAGTATTCTTTAATTTTGGATAATACTTCTTTACCAATCATTTGAGTTTCAATAATCCCCTGATATTTATTTCTTTTAGCTTGAGACATTGCGTCTTGCGAATAAGCATTAACCTTGAATAATCTATCAGACATTCCATTGACAACAATATCAACGAACTTTGGTATTATCGGAACAGGTGTCCAATCTAAGTTTAAATAAGACAAGTCGCCATCAATGGCTAATTCGTTTTTATATTTTGCAATAGACTGTTCGCCTCTAGCATATAACCTTCGTCTATGAAATTCTCTCCATTGACCGTAATATCTGCAATTATTTCCATCCTTTCTAAACCACTCATATTGAATAGCTTGACCAACTTGTAAACCAAATTGTTGAGATGCTTTTTCCGAGTCTGTTGCTAACTGACTTGGAAATACTGACGATGTAATATCTATTGTTACGTTTTTCATTTAATTAGTTGACTTGTTGAACCATCATTAGAATACCTTGCGAAGTTAATACTTATTTTTGAATCTTTTTTCTCGGGAAGGTATAAATGCTTTTGGTTGGCCATGATAGCCAATCCTGAACTAATAGATGCGTCAAATTTTGTTCTATCGTTGATGTCAAATTTTGCCCAATCTTCTAACGTTCTTATGAATGGCATTGTCCCCATCTCATCACTATTTCTGTATGCTCCAATCAAATCCATACCTATGTGTTTCTCTATGTATGTCTCAATTGCAGATGCGTGAGATTGTTTTACATCCTCTGAAGAGTTCGGTATTCCTCCAAGTTCTCGTTCTGTTTTTGTTAATTTATTGTATTGTTTATCAGGTCTATTTAAGCAATAATGCCTATAGCCTCTATTTTTAAAATGATATAAAAGTCTAGGTTTGTTATTCTCAATTAGTATTGGCATACCATAAAACACACAGGCCATTAATACTTCTTCAAAAAATATCTCAGCCGTTTGTGGTCTTGCAATATATTCTAAGAAAAACTCATTAACAGGAGCCTCATCCATGTGGAACTTTGTCAATCCGTGCAAAGAACCATTAGACCCTCTTCCTCCGACAACAGCAGATATATCATAGCTATCGCAACCAAATGACCCCATGTGTTCATTACCGGGATGCTTCATTCCATTTCTTATCTGAAAATTATTTTGAAGGTACTTTGCAGGTGTCCAACTAACGATAAATCTTCCTCTTTTGTCGGGAGTAAATATTACTTTAGTATCTTTTTCTCCATCCTGCCAATGAAATGTACCTCTCGTTGTATAGTGTTCTTTTATAAGGCTTTCATTATAATCAATCTGTTGGTATATTTTTGTAAGATTAAATAACGATTGTTTACTTTCATCTCTAAAAGCGTGAGACTCTGTTCTTGGAAACTGACGATAAAATTCATTCAATGCATCAGGGTCATTTTTTAAAGAGTCAACCTCGTTTTGCCAATAATCAACAGCTCCGTTTTTAATCATCAATCCATCAACTCCCATAATAGGTTCTTCCGGTTTTTGAAAAATAGGCATGCCGTATCTATCGATGAAGCCTTCCATATTCCATTCCATTGGAATAAATAAAGCATAAAGTCCACTCTTGGTTTGTCCGTTGGCATTTCTATTAACAACTCTTGAATCCTCGTAAATATCTTTATAGTTTTGGCCCCCTTTAGATAATGCATTTGAGGTTGACCCCATCATACATTTACCAATGATTTTAGAACCTAAACGAAGACAAGTTTTAGTTACTCGCCAATTCTCCTTGATGTTTACAGGTTTGGTCCATTTAGCACTTTCATCGTGAGCTAATAACAATAGTTTTTCTCCATCATAAGAGTTATCATCTGTATTCTTCCAATCTATAGAGGTGTCTAATCCTTCAATAGTTTCAGACTCAGCATCATACATATTCTTCTTAGTAATTTTAGAAGCCGGTATCCTATATGATAATTCGGTCTTTGGCTTATCCATACCATCCATGATTGGCTTGAAAAAGAATGGAAGTCTACTGTTTATTGGAACTACTTTATCGGTAAACATCTTCTTGGCATCGGGACCTGTTTTTGATAAGATACCAATCCTAGAGTCGCGAGCAAGAGTTCCTATATTAACAGATTCAGATGCTGCCATAAAGGAGAAACCTGAACGTCTAATCTTTAAGTATATCATTCCAAAACTCCTTGAGTCTGCTCTACACGCTTCCCAAAATACCCAAAATATTCTATTTGCTTCACGGAAATCAGGATAACCAATATCGATACTAGACCATTGAAGATACATGTAATGAGAACCTGTAACATAAGTTTCAACTCCATTATTCATGAACCAAAATCCATTCTCTCTGTAATCAAACTCTTGTTCAATATAGTCAACCCATCTGTTTTTAAATTCAGATGGCATATCATTCCATTGGAATATTGATTGTATTTTTATAAGTTGCTTAGGAATAGGTTCTCTTTCCCAATGCTGCTCTGATTTTGAAGTACTTCTTTTATAACAATTTTTAGGAGCTTTAGGAAGCGCGATATAAAGTCCTGATATATTTATTATTTCACCTATCTCTCCTGTTTTTGATATTACTACCATATCATATTGGTCGTTATATCCATACAGCCAAGACTTATTGCCATTTTTTTTAGTAACGGCATTAGCAGGGACATAGTCTTTAACTACAGTATATATACTATTTTGACCTTCTTTCAGCAAATCCTTGTTTTGTATCAGTTTTATTTATTCCTTTTTCTGCCATATCTAAAGTTTCTCTTTCAGACTCTATTCTGTTAAGAATCTCGAAAGCGTCAAATATAGCTAATTTTTTAGTAGCGGCAGCATTCTTTAATTTATCAGCAGACAAGTCATCTCCTTCCATATCAGGATTTAAGATTGACTCTTCTGCAACTTTTATTAGTTCTAATACTGCCTTATGACCGGCAGAAATTATTCTTAATTTTGTTTCTTTAATTGTCATATTATTATCTATAAAACATTACATATACCATTCTCCCCTCTTTCCATCCGGTGTTAGGGTATTTACTATGAAAGTAATTAGAAGGATACATAAGTGCCCGATTAGGTCTATACCCCACTACAGAATGTAAATCCCAATTATCTAGATTGTTTGCTTCTTCTAAAAGAAACCTATCGGCTTCTTCATTTGAAACATCTAAAGGCATTTTATAACCTACATCTTTATGTTTCCAAAAAGCGGTCCCATGAAGTCCTTCTTTTGTAGATGGAGATATATATAGTACGAGCGCGCGTTCAGGTCTAATATCGCCTACTTTTGAGTCTGCGTGTATTCTCCAATCAGTATCGAACTCTTCAGTTGCTACTCTAAAGAAACCTAAAAGACACTCTCTTTTAGTTTTATCTATATCGCTTAATTTATTGATAATAAAATCATCAAATTCTTTGTTGCTATATTGAACCCAAAACTTTTTATCTCCAACTTCAACTTCTTGAAATTGATTGCTTGCCAACATATTATAGATGTAGTTATAAATATCTTCATCTAAAAAATCATCTACAATATTTATCATAGCTTCATTGTTATTTGATGGTCATACATTCGGTATAACTTCTCTCCATCAACAGTAAATTCGTATTCACTATCGGGAGCAAAACAAACAAAGTCTCCTTTATTTACCCCTTTACTTAATAAGTATTCATTTGGATATACCATCTGCCCCATTAAAGGTTCTTCTTTTATAAATTTCTCTATGTAGTATTCTGTTGTAGATATTGGCCTTACGAAACAATACTTATCATAAGCATTCCAAGTAGAACCTTTTTTATACATGAAGAATTGGTCTGTTTCAATAAAGAATAAATCATCTTTAAAAAAACTCTTACCGCTTTTTTGACGACCTCTCATGTCGTTGTAGTATTTAAACGCATTGTGGTGCACAAGAAGAGTGTCGCCTATTGATATAGGGCCGCTGTAACCTACGGGGAGTTCGATAACTTCTGCATATCTGTTAGAGAATTTATGGTCCTCTTCCGAAGTACTGACTATAAAATCAACAACTCCTATGTCTCTTGTATTATCGTAACGCTTCCCATTCATAGGCTTTACTATAAAGTAGAATGGTGATTTCATTAAAAATCTATATTAAATTCGATTGAAATTGGAATGGTAAAGGTAAACTCTTTCCACAAGACTACCTCTTCTTTTTTATTAATAATGTATATTAATATATTTCCTGTCTCAGATTGTCTTTTAATATGATGAATTTCATTTGAGTCTCCTAGTATTTTTTGCCCAACTAAATAGTGCATTGCGCCATTTTTATAGTCGGGTCCGATTGATATTTTTCTTATGTCCATTTTTTTATCTTATTGAGTTAATGCAATGATTTTCATCTAGAAAGTCTAGTATGTTACAGAGCACTATTCCTGTTTTTGTTAATGTTCCATCTCTTTTATTCTTTCCTAATGCACTTGATATTGTTTCTCCTTCTCTACCAAATAAGTATCCACCTTCTGTTCTTAGGTACTTATTCCAAGTCGCTCTAAATTCCCTATTAGCAAATATATCTAAATTTGTAGCAGTAGATAGGAAATATCCTTTTTTAACTTTTACTACAAAATAATTGATAATTGTTAAAAAAAATATCAGAACTAATGCAATAACAAATAAAATAAAATTCATATAT